GTTTTCGTACTGATCGAACTGTGCTTCTAAATCTGCTACATCTTCCGGACCCATATAAGCATCTGCTTCTGCTTTTGCCACCATGCCCGGACGAGCCCCCCGCCAAAACATTTCAGCGGAACCACCCGCCAATAACTCCAAGTCCATCATCCTATTGAACACCCTTTCCAGAACAGGAGCGCCTTCATGTTCATTTTCCATCACATCGTAAGCGATATAGATAATCCTATCCGGATGTATTTTCATTCCAGATACCGCTCCGCTATCTATCCCCATCTCATCCATAAGTGGGGAGGACATCGAAGTGAACCTTAAACTGTACCATTTTGGTTCACCAAAATTTTGGCTCTTGGTGTTCAAGTCCAAATCCCCTACTTTTACAACATCTTCGGAGTAGGGTTTTGCATATAAAAGCTTAGAACCTTTCTTAACCGGCTGGCTGAGGTCCCCACCATCATCAAACCCCAAAAAGATAACCGAGTATCTTCCGAGACAAGCCATCTTGTCCGCACGACTGAACACCTTCCATATCTTCACTCGCTTTACAATCTCATCCCATGCTTTTTCAAAAGGAGTTTCCCTTTGGTCACCTTCTTTCTCCAGGGCGGCAGGAGGCGTTTTCCAAACCTCATCCACCGGGGCATTTATTATGCGCCCAGCAATGTCCTGTCGCTTGTACATGAACTTAAAGTCTGTGTAGTCTAAATTTTCTTTATACCCCAAGGCCTTGTATATGTCCCGCTTGCCTTCATACATCTGTGTGGACTGCCCCCAAATGCGGGAAAGTGTTTGGCGATCGGACTGTTCTGTATTCATCACCATCTTCTTTGTGGTTTTATTTTTTTTCTTCTTCATCCTAAAAAGCTCCCGCCCGTTTGGGCCTCAGTGCCAGTTCTGCAAAAGCCTTAGAACAAGCATCCACCTGGTCATCCTTTACTCCATTGTACGGAAACAACTCAAATTCTTCTAAGAGTTGCTCATTCCAATGTGCTTTTAAAATCTTAACATTTCCTACATCTGCTTGTACAGATAAAGGAGAAGCATAGTCCGCTTTGCTTCCTGTCGATGGGATTCCCCGGAAATTATACCCAGCAAGCATTCTCATATAACTGGAGATAACAGCTACTCCCGATGATCCCGGTTCCTGTTCCATTCTTATTCGGCAAGAACGCCCATCCAGTATAGCAGTTGTTTTTACAAGGTTCTCCACTTTCGGAGGAGCCCACTGCACACGCCGTATATCCACGATATAGTAAAGGCCCTTGTAGGCCACAATTTTTGCTCCTACAGTGTAGTCTGGTTCTTTTGTGGGCTTGCCTGAGCGTGTGAACTTCTCCTCGGTTGCCGCCAAGTCCCACCATCTGCAAGATATACCCTCCGCCGGAACAGCCTCTACTATCTCAAACATGCCCCTATCAAATAGGTTCCCTTTTGCAGAGACATTCCAGTCACCATCCCGGAGCTGCCGTCTTGTTATCGGGTCCAACTTCTCCAAGGACTCCAAATAGGACTCTTTGTCCAAATAGGGATTGTCGTTAAGATTCGCAGGAATAAATATTGTTCCTTCCCGTCTTGTTTCTTCATCGACATAGCGCTCCTTCACCCACTTACCCACCGCTATCTGGTCCCTGGTGGGGGGATTGGAAGCGCTGCGGAAACGGAGGGGCACATTTTTCCCCGCCAATTTACGCATACGGGAGAACAGATACATCGCCTGCTCTTCCCTTATCTGTACAACCTCATCAAAGCCCACAAACTGATAAGCCGGTCCCTGATACGCAAAGTGGTCCATTGGTCCTTCCAAGTGACCAAAACTGACGGTAGCCCCTGAAGGGAATATAAAAGCTTTCTTGTCCCTATTCCAGCGAGCTTCTTTGTAAGGGGTGAGCCATTCTGTTGCTCTGGAAAGGAGTCCTTCTGGTTTGATGAGATTGGTGTATTGATTTCGCAAAAGAATGGCATTATATCCGGGGACATCTACATACTGGAGAGCTGCCATGAGGAGAGCGTCCGAGTTGTGTGTGACTATATAGTCATTTGTTAAATAAAGGCCCTCTGGATGGTCCACCGTTATGCAACAACACACCTTTTCCCCTATAGGCTCTATTTTAACAATCTCCCTTGTACTGTCATCCCCCATCGCCCCCCACTTGCAAGGGTGTGTGTCAGTCTTTCCCTTTATCTTTTTCATGCCGGGCTTTCCCTGCTCCCACACCGGCCCCGACTTCGGAATCTTTAGCTCCCAGATTTTTTCTATGTTCTTCCAGAGTTCTTCCGTTGTCCCTATTGCCCACGTCAAATCATCATCCAAATATTTCCATAAATGATCCCCAGCTACCTCGCAACTCCCCCCATCCTTCAAAGTCACCCTATACACAGGAAGAACACCCCTGTCCGTCACCAGAATAACACGTTGTGATCCCCCAGTTGCAGGACATGTTATCATCATCCCCACTCTCATGTCCCCCATAGTCTTGATCCCTGTAGGAGTCACAATATGTGCATCCAAAGGCTGCGCCTTGCCTCCACCCGCCGCACCGCCGAAAAACACTTCGTTGACACTGTCGAGCAGGCAAAACGCCGCTTGTTTTGGCGTGGGACTGTTCCGGATGTATTTGTTCCACCTCGGCTGTAGAGGGTCCCTAATTAGCTGGCATGTTTCGCTGTTCATTCTCTGAAGCCTCCACACTCTTCGACAGGACATCCAATGCTCCGGATTCCTTCAATATATGCATAATGGATTCCCGTTCTTTCTGTTTCTGTTCTTTGGTAATAGCATCACCGTCTTTGACAACTTCTTCTTTCGGTGCGACCTCCTCTTGGAAAGCTGCTGTTTCTTCCGGTACAAATGTCCTATCCCGCAAAGCCCCCCATCTCTTCTTGCTTCTCAGGGCAAGCCAGCCCTCTATTGCTTTTATATCCGGGGCTATGCTCTTCCGCACGACACGTTCCAGTATAAGCTCTTCCTCGTTCGTTTCCGGGTTTATCTTACGCTTAAAGTATTTCTCATCAAAGTCATACCCCAGAGCCCGTTTAAGGTACACACGTTCCACCACCTGCGAATCGAAGTGGTCCCTGCCCTTCTGGACAGCCTCTTTGAATTTCCGGCTCTTGTCCTGCCAGGCCACAATCGTATTCTTATTTACCCCGAAAAGCTCTGCAAGGTCAGCCTGTCTTGCGCCGAAACGAGCACAACAGATATATGCCATACGGGAAAACATATCCTCTTGGAGTTTTCCTTTTTGTGCAATATTCCGCACACCCTTTATGCGCTGCTCAAACCTCTGCTCCATAAGCAGACGAACTTCCCTACGGCGCTTGTATTCCTCCGCACTATCCTCTATTTCATTTAATTCATCCAACTCTTCATGTCCTGTATATTCTTCATTGTCTTGCATATAAAACCTCCCAGTCCCATTCAGTATAACAAATTTAAAGAAAAATGAAAATACTTTAAGAAATATATTGACAAACTTCTTTCTATACTTTAATATGTGTGTAAAAGCACAAAAAACACAGGAGGCATCATGGAGTACACAAAAGGGGAAATTCGTTTCCTCGAAGTCTTTGCTAACGTTCTAAAGGCCAAAGGATTTGCAGGGGAACTATCCCCCACTGTCCTATACATGACAGAAAACCTTATGGAATACTTGAAACACTTGCCTGAACACCGTCAGGAGGCAACAGGAACGATTCTGGCGGCCTTTTTCGTAGAAAGCCTGTCTGGGCACAACAATATCAACTGAGGAGGAAATAATGGACATTAAAGAGTTCTGCGAGCTACAAAACATCCCCTATCAAGAGGAAGGAACAAAACATTGTCGGCCCGGTTGGGTACAAATGCACTGCCCGTTCTGCCATGATGGTGGGGAAGAACACTGGCATCTGGGGTACAATCTGACAGGGCAGTATTTCAACTGCTGGAAATGTGGCCCCCACAACAAAGAAGAAACAATAAAAGAGTTTACCGGGTGGAGCTGGGCGAAGTCCAAGTCCTTTGTAAAGAAAGAAATGAAAAATGTTTCCTTCAAAAAAGGAGTAATAAAGGAGCAGGTGGCGGAGGCTAAGGAGATGGTGGGAATGCCCAAAAATCCGGTATCCGCAGAGTGTATTGCTTATCTCCGGAAAAGGGACTTCAATATACGAGATATTGTAAACGCATGGGGACCTCTTTTTTTTGGAGGTGTTGTCGGGGAATATCAGCACCGTCTTATCCTCCCGATACAATACGACAAAAAAATAGTTTCCTTTACAAGCAGGGACATAACAGGGCATAATATTAATACCTATAAAACCTGTCCGAAGAATAAAGAGCTCATACACAACAAAGATATTTTGTATGGGATTGACCAGGCAATGAAGAATACTTGTATTGTTGTTGAGGGGATTTTTGATGCCTGGAGAATAGGTCCCGGAGCAGTGGCAACTTTCGGTGTCGGATATACAAAAAAACAACTCATTCTCCTGCACAAAAAATTCAAAAATATTTACATACTTTTCGACAACGATGCGGCAGGAAGAGAGAAAGGAATTGCGTTGGAAAATGACCTTCTTTTTCTTCGGGCTAATGTTAAAAGATTGAGACTTCCAACAATGAGAAATGACCCCGGAAGTTTACTTGATGATGAAGCAAGAATCTACAAAGCCCTTTTAAGAAAAGCATAATGTGTGGGATATAAAGGATTTATGTTATGAAATACATGGGAAGCAAAAATCGTATAAGCAAATTTATTCTTCCAATTATGATGCAAAAAAGAAAACCAGAACAATTCTGGGTGGAACCGTTTGTTGGTGGGGCAAACATGATTGACAAAGTTATAGGCCCCCGTATAGGTGGGGACACAAACCCCTATATAATAGCCCTCCTACAATACATGCAAAGAACAATCCCCCTGTCATTTCCTCATATTGGGGAACAGGAATATAAACAAATACAAAAAAATAAGCAAGACACCCCCGATTGGCTTTTAGGTTATGTTGGTTTTCAGCTCTCTTTTGGAGCCAAATTTTTTGGGGGATACCGCCGAGATAAAGCTGGAAACCGTAACTATCAAAATGAAGCTCAGCAAAATCTGAAGGCTCAGCAAAATCTGAAGGCTCAGCAAAAAAATATAATTGGTATCAATTTTGTCTGCACCCCTTTCCACAAACTTCTTATCCCAGAAAAAAGCCTCATATATTGCGACCCCCCTTATGCCGGAACCACCCCCTATAAAACAAACAAATTTAACTACGTACACTTCTGGCAATGGTGCCGAAAAATGGCACAAGAGGGACACACTGTTTTTGTGAGCGAGTATAATGCCCCTACTGATTTTGTTTGTATTTGGGAAAAACAAATTTGTTCCAGTTTAACAAAAAACACAGGGGGCAAAAAAGGAATAGAGAAATTATTTGTCCATAGAACACAACTGTAATGTGTGGGATATAAACGCTCTATTTTATGTTTTTATACAAAAAACACTTGCAAAACAAACAAAATATCCGCATAATGAAAAGTGTGCGATATAAACACAGGAAATAAAGATTTGTAATAAATCTAAAGTGATTTTGAGTGGTTGGAGAGGTGTAGAAATGGAAAACGAACAGAAATGGCCTTTTTTTGAGTTTTCGGACGTAAATAAGGGTAACGTACCAAAAACGTATTTGGCGTTAAATTTGGCCCAGTTCCGTGCGGCACAGCAGGGAAAAAAGATAGAGGTGGTGGAGGACATCCTGAAAATGATTGTGACATGGGTAAGGATTCCTGTTCTGGAACTGAGAAAGACCGTATTGCTGCTGAGGGCTAAGGGGTATTTCCACTTGGAAGGCGGGGAGATAATTTTCGACAGGAAAGTTTTTCCCTGGGAGAAAGCTGATCTGTTTTTTCTGTTTGCTGTTGCTCTGGGTGAGATTGAGTTGGAAGAAGTGGAGGAGGACAGAGCAAAGAAAGAAAGTGGGGTAAAGAAAGAAAATAATTTAATATTAAATTTATTAGAAAAAATAGATGAAGAAAATTTCCAAAAAAAAGAAAAAAATACATCCCCTTTTAACTTTTCCTTTTTTCTTTCCTATAAAGAAAAGAAACTACGCAAAGAAAAGAAAAAGGGTTTTCCTTTTCCCTTTTCTGTTTCCCCTTACAAAAAAGAAAAAAAAGGTTTCTTTTCAATTCTCCAAGAAAACATCCAAGATGTATTTTTGGACTGGTTTATTGTTTTTGGACACAAAAACAATACAACAAAAGATAAAACAGGAAAGGTAAATTTCCCAAATGTACAAAAAATTGTTTTGGAATTTTCTTTTTTTCAAAACTATGTAGAAACATACTTCCAAAATTACGAAGATAAATTTGGAGAATTTTTGGAAAAAGTTAATACTTGTACAAAAAAAACTTTTACAAAAAACAATTCCCAAAACAAAAAATATGGTCATGTAGGTTTTAATTTTTTTAAAGAAAACATAGAAAAAACATTCCCAAAACAAGAAAAATGTGTGACATTTAAACAATCCATTTTAACAGAAGAAAAAGAAAAAAGTGTGCGAAAAATCGCACAGAAATGTCCAGTACAGGAAAGTAAAAGGCCACCCGAAAAAGATGTAGAAGCAGCCCAAATAGGACTAAATTGGTCCCGTATAGACAAGCTGGAAGAAAGACTTGACATCCTCGAAAAAAAGATGTGTAATTATCCGGATAACCTGGAACTATACGTGACAAAAAAAGTAAAGGAAACTTTACACGCTCTGGAGGAGAAAGGAAAAATCCCCTCGCAGTACATAAACGAGAACGGGGAGGACTTCTTCCTGAAGTCCGAGGAGTATGAGGAATATATATCTCCCCAGAAGTTCAAGGAAACAAAAGCAGAGTACGAAGAAAGAAAAGCACAGGAACGCCAGCTCTACATAAAAAGGTTTGGAAATGATGTGGCGGAACGCTTCGCTGAGTACATCCCGGCAAAACTACTGAAGAACGATTCTTTCCACAAAAAATTTGAACAGTGGTGCAACAGTCTGTGTGTTCTACAGTATCCCAGTTTCTTTGAGAGGATGGGTGATTTCCTGAAAAAGACACCGAACACCTACTACGCCTACCTTGTTGTGGAGCAGAGCCTGCAAAGAAGGTGGGAAGAGTTCCACCCCTTGACGGATGAATATTTCAAAAGATACCATGCAAGATACCCGAACACTAAAATCATCCCCTACAAGGATACAGACGATTTGCGGGAAATGAAATTGTGGAGAGAAGCCTATAAGAACACAATCCAATACTGGAAAAAGGTAAATCTACCCCACCCGAACATGCACTTCGATAAATCGAAGATGAGGAGGTTAGTCCCAGAGTTTTGCACTCTGTTCTTACAGGCCAAGACGAGGTGGGAAGTGTTCTACAAAAACCCAGGAGTACATGTCCTGCACGGTCCCGCTATTATGCTGGAGGACTACACGGAGTGGCTGGGGGATCAGGCTTGGGTAAAAGAAGTGACAATGGATAATTTTCGTGTGAAAGATACATTATTTCAAAAATTTTTAATTTGGTATGAGAAGGAGGTTGTGCAACACAGTTACCGGTATCCTTTGCAGTATGACTGTGATGGAAGTCTGTTAATGGACTTTTCAAAGGAATACCCGAAGAAATGGAAAAAGTTCCTGGAAACAACAAAAGGAGTGAACTAATATGGAGGACCGTGTTTTTCCAAATAACACAGAGAGAAAGATAACCATCGCCTGCTTGTACAGCGATGAATTTCTCCGGAGGATGTTTCACAACATTTCTACAAAATACTTCACAGCGAAGTATTCCAAGAAATTAGTGTCTCTCAGTATCCTGCACTACCGGAGATACCAGTGTGCGCCGAAAGGGGACATAGACCGCATCCTTGTGTCCCAGAAGGACAAAGAAAAAATAGACGAGGAGGACTACTATATCCTCTCCACCTTTATCGAAGATGTACAGACAGAAAAGCACGAACTGGAATCTGTAGAGTCGATGGTGGAAGAGGCAAAGCAGTTTTTTGTCAACAGGCAGTTGATAGAAAAAGCTGAGGAGATAATGGGGCTGGTAGAAGCAGGGGAAACAGAGGAAGCATACCGTGCGGCACAGGCCCAAATTTGCGATTTTGCAGAGGACGAGGGCATAGACCCCTTCACAAACACAGAGGCGATAAAAAGGGCATATATGGAATCCTCAGACCCTATCCTGACATACGAAGGAGCATTGGGGCATAATTTGAATAAGGTGTTCCTGCCGGGGGCTCTTGTAGGAATACTTGCTCCGGAGAAAAGGGGGAAGAGCTGGTTTTTAATTGACATGTGTCTGAGGGCCATGAGGCAGGGCAAGAAAGTAGCTATGTTCCAGGCAGGGGACATGACTGAGAAACAGGTGCTCCGCAGAATAGGCACTGCAATAAGTAAAAAGAGCCATGTACAAAGGTACTGCGGGGAATCGTTAATACCGGTATCGGATTGTCGGCTGAACCAACTCTGCACATGTGAGAACCCTATGAGGGCATGTGACAGGGAGGATAGTGTACTGTTGGATGAGCTTCCATTCACAGAGAAGATGAAGATAGTGCGGGAGGCAACAGAGGCCGGATACCGGCCCTGCACACATTGCTTTGAGAATAGCCCCTACACCTTCGATCATTCCATCTGGTATGAGTATGTTCCGCAGAGAAATGCAATGACAGATAAGGAGGCGATGATAAGGGGTGTCCAGTGGAAAAAGAAGTACAAAGGAGATATGCGCATATCTATACACAGCACAAACACACTGACAGTATCGCACATGCGAGCAATACTGAATACGTGGGAAAGGAATCAAGGGTTTATCCCGGATTTAATTGTTGTGGATTATGCAGATATACTTGCTCCGGATGACAGGAGACTGGACTTCCGGAATCAAGTAAATTCCATTTGGATGGCTCTGAGGCAGTTGTCGCAGGATGATAGGGGGTGGTGTGTTGTTGCACCGACACAAAGTAATGCGGATTCGTACCGGAAGAGTTCTCTTGGAATGTGGAACTTCTCCGAAGATAAGAGAAAGTTGTCCCATGTAACAGCCTTTATTGGGATAAACCAGACAAAGGAAGAAAAACGGCAAGGCCTTATCCGGTATTCCTTGTTTATGTCTCGTGAAGATGACGTAGAAGTAAAACAGGCTGTTGTTATGCAACACCTTTCTACTGGGCAGGCAGTGTGTGGCTCCTTCTTTTGGGAGGGGAAAGATGAGGAAGAGGATGGGAAGAGAAAGAAAATGGTAAAAGAGGACTTTGAGGAGGAATAGGTGAAACATTTAACAGTTTTGAGTTTGTTTGATGGCATGAGCTGTGGAAGGCTGGCATTGCAACGTGCGGGCATTCCTGTGAAAGTGTACTATGCCTCTGAAGTAGATAAATATGCAATACAAATCGCAAAAAAGAATTTCCCAGACACAGTACACATAGGAGATGTAAAAACAGTAATAAGACAGGACCTTCCAAAAATAGATATTGTTATGGGAGGGTTCCCTTGTCAGGCATTTTCTATAGCAGGAAAGCATGGCGGTATGGAGGACTCCAGAGGACTTCTGTTTTACGATGCTGTAAAGTGCGTACGGAAGTTCAAGCCCAGGTGGTTCCTTCTGGAGAATGTGAAAATGAAAAAGGAATGGCAAGAGTTAATTTCTGGGTATGTGGGGGTAGAGCCTATTGAAATAAACTCTTCGTTGGTGTCTGGACAGCAGCGGAGGAGGTTGTACTGGACAAACATTCCGGGTATCCAACAGCCAGAGGACAGGCATGTTTTGTTGCAGGATATTATACAGCACGGGACTGTGGATAGGGAAAAGTCCTATGCAATAGATGCCTCCTACTGGAAAGGTGGGAGTTTGCAGGATTATTACAAAAGGTGTCGCCGCCAGCGTGTCTTTGAGGAGTACGGGAGCCGTTTGCTCCATCCTGTAGAATGCGAGAGATGCCAAACCCTTCCGGATGACTACACAAGTGGAGTAAGCAAAACCCAGAGGTACAAGATGATAGGAAATGGTTGGACCGTCGAGGTCATTGTGCACATCCTATCCTATATAAAGGAGGAGTAAAGTGCAACTGCAAGTAAAAACAATTATCCGCAGGGGAAAGAAGAAGCACTCCCTTGTCTTTGTGGACCACATGAATAACGAAAGGGTGTTGGCGATATTTAAGGACACAGAATCTGTGTATTTGTATTTGGAAGTATTCGAGAGCCTGAAGGGGCTGAAAAAAGGGAGAAAGTGAAATGGCTAAAAAAGAATGTTGCTACAGAATTCAGTATATAACAGTAGAAGCTACAGCAATTGTAAAGCTACCGGAGACAGGGGAGCTCCCGGTTATCCTGCCGGATTTACGGCTTATGAGGGAAAATTACTACCGGTTCGAGCAGTATGTCCCAGTTATATCCCTGCTGGCCCACGCAAAATTGATGGGGAAGCGTCCGGAGTGGGAAACAAAGGTAAAGAGCATTGTTGTAAAAATGAAAACCGGGAATGGGTATTCCAGAGAACTGGAGATATTTGTAAAAAAGAGTAAGGAGAAAGCAGGCTTTGAGGTTACAAGAGTGGAAGATAGGAAGCGGGGGACTGTTATACAAGATAAGCCCCTCAGCGAGAAATTGGCTGTTAAACTGGATCATAAAGGGGAATAGGATGAAAACAGAAAAAAACAGAGAAACATTTGAGCGTGGTGGGTGGCATTATTTTAAAGACACAGGGGATGCCCTAAAAATTGGAAGAATCGACCGGGAAGAGTTTCTGTCCGTGTGCAGTGTCGGGCTGCTTATGGGTTCCGCTATGCTCACTGAAGAGCATAAGGACACAGATTTTCTGATGCCCCCAGGGTTTAAAGTTTCCGAGAGCTGGGGGGAGGGGAATAGGGAGGCCGATTATGATGGTTCCGGATTCTCATCTTATAAGGCATTTTTAGGGGATGCGAATGAGATTATAAATATTATAATACCATCCGACCCCTTGGAGTATCTGTCTTGGGAATATGCCATCCGTGTTGTTCAGCAGTTAGTAAATCAGGCAAGAGGGGAAAAAGAAACTGGTCGGCAGAAAGCTGTGCAGGCAATGATCACGAGTAAAAGCTGCCGGATAGCAGTGTATGAGTCGTTAAGGCTGGCTTTCAAGTGCCAATACAATTTTTTTGATTTTGTTCCTGTGGTGAAAATGGAAGGAAACAAAGGGGAGTAGGCATGGAATTGAAAGAGGACACCACCCTTATATGCCCCGTGTGCTCCAAAGAAATAAGAAGCAATATAGGAGGTATTGTGTACGGAACGGAGAGGGACGTAAAGTGCAAGAAGTGCGGGGACGTGTGCCATGTTTCCTGCACATCTAACTCCGAGTTATGCCTTGATTGTTACCGGTGGGAAAAGGAACTGGCCGCTAAAAATAGGATAGGGTGATATGGAGACAAAGTTTCGACATGCGAAGATAATTGAAAATAACATACGGAAAAGGGGGCTTACCCCCGATACAATCCCTTTGCACGGCTCTCTTTGTGTTGAAGTTCAAGAGATACGTCTGTTTAATGAACACATGTTTATTCGTTTTATTTGTGAAATAAATAGAACAATAGTCTTGACAAAGAATGAGCAATATGTTTATACTGAGGATAAAGGTTTAGTTCGATTTCTAAACAGTAACGATTTCGGGATACCGGCAGGGGTGAAGGAATACCGGAAAAGTTACATAA